GGAGAAGGAGACGCCATCGGGGCGCGATGAAGATCACGACTATCAATCCTGGAAAGAGCAGCAGATGATCGACGGGGAGGATGCCCAATGAGCAAAACGAAAGCAGTCCACGACCTCAACTCCTCGATCCGCGCTCACTACTACGCCGACTACACCGAGTCGATGGAAACGAAGACCCTGATCCTGATCCGGCGCGATCTTCTGAAATGTTCTCAGATCCGCTATGACTCATCGTGGCACGCGAAAAGGCTCGCCCGAATAAACCAAGTTCTCAGATCCCGCAACGAACTGCCGAAATAATCTCCAAAATAACACCATGAACCAAATACTACAAACCGCCATCACCATCGCCGTCATCGCGTCGCCTGCATTCCTGCTGGGATTCGCAACCGCCGCCCTACTCGCTACCCGCAGAATCCACAACCGCCACAGATGAGAACCTACCGTGTGAAATACCGTCACGGAATCTGGCTGCTGCAACGTCGCCGGTGGATCTTCCTTTGGGAAACCATGGAACGGGGCACGCGGTTCAAAATAACCGCCGCAGCCATCTATCTCGAAAAAACGAAAAGAGCACCACTCTAAATCCTCTCACCTATAAATACCAATATGAACACTGAAACCACCACCGCAGCAAAGTCTGCCGCCATTGTGACCACCGAAAACCTGATCCTCGTCGGCCCGGGTTATTCCCTAGAAATCCCAGAATCAGCCGATAAGCGAAAGCTGGCTTTGATCTTGGCCGCGCAGCAGATCACCGAAGTCTCGACGACCGAACAGGCCGAGGACGCATCCGGCGAGATCAAGGCGCTGGCCAAGATCCGAAACGAGATCGAGCGAGGCCGCACCGCGGTTAAAGCTCCGGTCATCGCGCTTGGAAAAAGAATCGATGAGAAGGCGAAGGAATTCGGCGACGCCCTCCAGATCGAGGAAACCCGCCTCACCGGCCTTGTATCAGACCACGCCTACAAGATCGAGGTTGCCCGCCGCCAAGCCGAGGCCGAAGCTCGCCGTATCACCCAAGAGCGCGAAGCCGCGGCACGCAGGGCGGAAGCTGCCCGTATCGCTGAGGTTGCGCGTATCGCCGAGGAGGCTCGCCAAGCTGAGGTTGCAGCCGCCGCAGCCATCAAGGCCGCCGAGGACGCAGCCGCAAAGCAGGTCGCCGACGACGCCGAGGAGGACATCGAAGCCGAGATGGCGCGTGCCGCCGCGATTGACGCGAAGAACGCAGCCGATAAGGCCGCAATCGTCGCCGCAGAGATTGCCCGGATCGCCGAGGAGGAACGCCAAGCCGAATCCGCCCGACTGGCCGAGGAACAACGCCAAGCATCGGTCGCCGCCACCCAGCAGGTGAAAGGGGTTTCATTCCCGATCGCCTTCGAGGTCGAGGACATCGCTGAACTCTACAAGGCTTATCCGGCACTCGTCGATCTAACGATCCGCACCCGCGACACGAAGGATTTCTTGAAAGCGAAGTCCGCCGAACTCGACGATCAAATCCCAACCATTCCAGGGCTTCGCGTTTTCCGCGAGGCGAAGGTCGGAACCCGATAAAATTTGCGACGAGACAGCAGGCAGGGGAAGGAACGCCCATGAAATCGCTCGCTTCATACGCGAAAAGAGCCTGTGACTGGAGCCTTAGCGAGTTCGATTCTCGCCCGTCGCACCAATCTCCACCCGCTGAGCCTGCAAAGGCCAGCGGGTTTCCGGGTGTAACCAACACCAAAATATGAATACAAACACCGCACTATCCCAACAACCATCATCGAATCCAATTTCGATGTTCACATCACGCGAATGCTTTGCCTTGCTCCAAGAGCAAGCCGAATGGGTATCGAAGTCAGACCTGCTCCCGAAGGAGTTCAAGGGTAACGCCGCCAACTGCGGAATCGCAATGGAAATGGCGCTTCGCCTCGGAGCCGGATATTTCCAAGTGATCCAGAATCTTTCCGTGATCCAGGGGCGCCCCAGCTTCTCCGCGTCCTTCCTGATGGCGATGGTGAATGCCTGCGGTCGATTCTCACCGTTGGAATACCGCATGGAAATCACCGGCCCGGAAAAAACCGTTGTCGTCGAATACTCGGAAAGGGAGGGATTCGGGAATAGCGCGAAATACGTCACGAAAAAGCTGAACTACACCTACACGCCGACAACGTGCCGCGCGGTTGCCACCGACCTCCGCACCGGCAAGGAAGTAGTCGGGCCACCGGTATCCTACGATCTTGCGATCTCCGAAAAGTGGATCGCAAAATCCGGATCGAAGTGGCAGGGCGAAATGCGCGAACTGATGCTTACCTACCGCGCCGGATCGTTCTTCTCGCGCGTCTATGCTTCCGACCTCACCCTCGGGATGCAGACCGCAGAGGAGCTTCACGACACGATCGATGTCGAGGCTCGGGACGTTACTCCGCCCCGCCAGGAGCAGGCATCGACGGCCAACCCTCACCGCCGCGAAGCAAAGCCCGAAGAGAAGGTCGCGCCGGCGGAGAAGGCTGCACCGCCCAAGACCACCCGCAAACCCGCAGCCGACAAGGCCGCTTCGCTGAAAGATGAGAAACCGCCGACCACCACCCAGCGCGGAACCGTCGTCAACTTCGCCTCCGTGGAGACTGCCACAGGTGAAAAAGCGAACGGCGAATCATGGACGAAATACGCGGTCAAATACATGACCTACGAAGGCAAGGAAGAGCAAGCATCGACATTCTCATCCACGATCATCGCACCTTTGGAATGGGCCGACGAAGGTGCGCGGATCGCCATCGAGACGACTCCCTCATCGAATCCTAAATATGCCCCAACGCTGACATGGCTGGAGGTCATCCCATCGGACGACTCGACCGCCGAAGATCCTGACGCCGAAGTCCCTTACTGATCCCAACCCAGCCGGGGGTTCTATCCCCCCGGCTTCACTCTCAACCTATAAATACCAATGAAAATTCACGATAAACTGATCCAAGGCTCGCCTGACTGGCTGGCCTTCCGCGCCGGGAAAATAACGGGCACCGACGTGGCTAACTTTTGCCTTGAACCCATCTCGCTGAACCTCACAGTCGCACAGATTCACGAAATCCTCACGAACTGCGCGATCCCGTTCAAGAAGTCGGCACCAAAGGGCGAACTGGTCGCCCACCTGCCAGACCCAGGGCAATACATGGAGCTTTCCACAGCCGCCCGCAATCTCCTGCTCCAGAAGATCGGCGACGCGAAGCAGCAAGACCCGTGGCAGCTCGCCCAAGCGGCCAAAGAGGAACGCCAATTTTCCTACATGATCCCCATTGATCGCGGGAACAAGCTGGAGCCAGCCGCCCGCGCCTTCTACGAGCGGAAGACCGGAATGGCGATCACCGAGGTTGGATTTGTCTCCGACGACTCGGAAGGGTATGGGATGAGTCCCGATGGGCTGGTTCTCGACCAGAACGGAAATATCCGAAAGGGAATCGAGCTAAAGTGCCCCATGCCAGATTCCCACCGCCGCTGGCTCCTCGATCACTACGGCAAAGGAACCGTTCCCGCAGATCACTTCTGGCAATGCCAGATGGGAATGGTGTCGTGTGAGTGCGACGAATGGGATTTCCTTTCATTCTGCCCCACCGAGGCTCCGCTTCTGGTGACACTCTACCGCTCGGAAACTACCGACCAACTCGAAGCAGGCCTGGAGGAAATGCTCGCCCAGAAACGCACCCTCCAGGATCGCTTGGCCGATATGTGGGATGCGGAGTTTGGCGGAGCGGCGGGAATCGGCCTCCTGACGTTCCACAACGGGAACCCGATGTTCGACATCGACGGGAACCCGCTCGACCAAGACGGGAACCTTATCGGCGCGGAGGGGCAGGGATCATGAGCGAGAAGCTACCTGAAAATGCCTTTCTGGACTTTTACGTGGCTACTGAATGCTTTAATTTTGCCGACGCATGGATCGAAGCCCGCAACAAAAAGGAGGGCGCATGAGAAATATATCATTCTCACTCACGACTCCGCAATTCATCGACGGATCCAAGGATGTTACCCGCCGCCTCGGATGGGATTTCTTGAAAGTCGGCGACCGCCTGATGGCCTGCGAGAAATGCCAAGGGATCCAGAAAGGCGGGCTTGTCCGGCTGGGTGAAATCGAAATCCTTCATGTCTCCCGCCAGCCACTTTCCGTCATGCGTGATTTTTCCAAGTGGGGACAAGAGGAAGCAAAACGCGAAGGATTCCCCGAAATGTCCGGCGAAGAATTCGTTAAGTTTTTCTGCAGGGAAATGAAATGCGAGCCATCTAAAATCATCACTCGGATCAAGTTTCGGAAGGCCGACTACAAAACCCCCGAAAATGAAGCCTAAATGCGACGGAAAAGTATGCTTTTCGAAGCGGGAAGCGGAAACAGCCCGAAATGCCCGGACGAAAGGCCGCGGCCAACGGCGCAACCGACCTGCCTTCCTGCGAATCTACCAATGTGAGAAATGCGACTTCTGGCACCTCACCAGCAAACCCTGAACCCTACCAATTCTATGAAAAACAACGAAATCATCATTATCGCCGGCCTTCCCCGATCAGGGACAAGCCTTGTCTGTCAAATGCTCTCTGCGGCCGGTATCCGGGTCGCCGGAGATTACCCGATGTTTGAGCCTGACGAGATACTGGAATCTCCTGACGCCGCTTTTATCTCCACTTGCGAGGGCGGGGCTGTGAAGCTCATCGATCCTCACCATCACATCATCCCGAAAGACTACGCTTACCGGATCGTCTTCCTCTCACGCTCAAAACGCCAGCAAGCGCTTTCCACTGCTAAATTCATGATTGCGATGGACATGGTTACAAACGGGCGATGCTTTACCGACGCCGGACTCGGGAAGATGCGCGAATCTTTGATCCGTGATGAGAAGCTGGCGCTTGCTGAGCTTTGGACGCATGGTTGCCCGATTCACCGGATTAAGTTTGAGGATCTGATCGGACAGGCGGCGGTGGCAGTTTCCTCCCTTGCGGACTTTCTGGGTATCGACCAGAACCTTGTCGGCTCGATGGTGGCTGCGATCCGCCCGCGACCGCACGGAGCCTTGAACTACCCCGGATTGCTGGAGGTCGAACTCATGCAGGAGCAGGAAGCCCGCGATGGCAAATCCCCCGCCTACGACCCCCTGCGGTGCGAATGCAAGTTTCCCGGAGTCGTCGCCCCGTGCGGATACTGCAAAGACGGGGACTACTGCCTGGAGGACGAGCAATCTAAGCCTTAATCACCACCATGCCATTCCACGAAACATCCGTCCCGCCGATGAAAGTTCTCGTCCGCCGCGAGTTCATGACCGATCACCAGACCGGACACGGCGAATACGAAACCGGAATCCTGATCAGCGTCCGGTCAATCCCCGGCAGTTGCGCCCTCTTCCAAGTCCTCCTCGAAAACGGAGTTCTTCGCGACAAGCTGCCTATCCACGCCTTACACCACGAAGCGCATGAGCACGTTCACCCATTCCACCACCTCCAGCTTTGGAACTGTTTCAGCGCGAATTTCGCCATCGTCGAGCTCCAGTTCCTCTCCGGACTGATCGTCGATGTGAAGATGAAAAGCGGGGAATGGGTCAGAGGTCGCTACCTTTGGACAATGCAATGGGGGTCTGACGTATCTCACGGCTTCGACCTTTCGCTTGCCGTCGATCCCTCCGAGCACAAGTCCGGCCACCTGATCGAGCTGGACTGCGGCGAGTATGCGATCCAGCCGAACAATCGCCTGCGCTGGCATGAGCCATCGCACGTCACCAAGCCCTTCCCTGAAAAGCCTGATTACAAGGTCAACACCGACGAATGGAACTGCGAGGCGTTAGCCAAGTGGACGACGGAGGATTCGGACGCTTGGCTTTACGAGGTGGTGGAGACGGAACCCGTGAACGATACCATCACCCCATGAACCCCATCCGATTTCATCTCCCGATCATCCCTCCGACCGCCACCAGCCAGAGCGCCGGCAAGAGGATGTTTATCCCGAAAGACTCCCAAGGCCGAGTCACCGGGCGACCGATGTTTTTCAAAAACAAGGCATCAAAATCCGCCGAGCACGATCTCCTGCTGCTGCTGAGCCAATTCGTTCCCGCTAAACCGCTCACCGGCCCCATCGCCTTGTCGGTGGATTTTGTCTGGCCTTTCCGGAAATCCGAACCGGCATGGAGAAAAGCATTGGGGCGCGTCCATCATACCTCAAAACCTGACGGTTCTAACGCTATCAAGCAAATTGAGGACTGCATGACGAAGCTCCAATTCTGGGAGGACGATAGCCAGATCGCCGACCTCCACATCTCGAAAGCTTGGGACGATCATATCGGGATCTCGGTGGAAATCCGCCAGCTTGAAGATCCTCCTCGCCAACCGGCAAAGAGAAAGCAGACTCAGAACCCTGATGAACCCTCCTTGCTGTGAACTACCTCTCAATTTGCTCCGGGATCGAAGCCGCCTCCGCCGCATGGGCGGGGCTGGGCTGGGAGGCGGTGGGCTTCTCGGAGATCGAGCCTTTCCCGTGCAAGGCGCTTGCCGCCAACAACCGCGCCTCCCGCCCCATCCACATGCCGGATGCGGATGAGGAGGGCATTTCCGCAGACGATAGGAAATCCCGCGCTGCGGCGATCCGTGCCGTAAGAAAGCTCCCCGACCACACACCCGGCCAGACCATCCCGAACCTTGGCGATATGAGCCGCTGGCGGGAGTGGCCTGCCGAACTTCTCGCCTCCGTGGACATCCTCGTCGGCGGGACGCCCTGCCAGGCATTCTCCGTGGCGGGACTCCGCAACTCCCTCGCCGATGAGCGGGGCAACCTGACACTAACCTATGCCAACATCCTCGAAGCCATCGACAGCGCCCGTGCTCTGCACGGACGACCTCCCGCTATTTGCCTCTGGGAAAACGTCCCCGGAGTCCTCTCCACAAAAGACAACGCCTTTGGATGCTTTCTGGCTGCACTGGCCGGAGAGCATGAGCCTTTGCAACCGCCAGGGGGAAAATGGACGGACGTTGGTTATGTGCGCGGTCCCCAAAGAACAATCGCGTGGCGGATCCTCGACGCCCAATATTTCGGCGTTCCCCAACGACGCCGTCGTGTCTTCGTTATCGCAGGTGCTGGAGAAGGGTTTCGTCCCGAAGAAATACTTCTTAACGAAGAAGGCGTGCGCCGGGATCATCCGCCGAGCCGCGAAGAGGGGAAGGGCGTTGCCGCCCTCACTGCAAACGGCGTTGGAACATGCGGCGCTGATGACAACCAAGCCCAAGCAGGACATCTGATCGCGCCGGCCGTTACGGCGAAGTGGGCGAAGGGTAGCGGCGGGCCTGCGGGGGATGAATGCCAGAACCTTGTCACCCACACGCAATACGGAGAAATCGCCGGAACATTGACCGCTCGCCATGATTCGTCCCCATGCGATGATCGCGGGCAGAATGTCGTGGCGGTTTCCACTAAACCTACCGCCTACCGCACCTCCGGGAACTGCGGTGTCTGGGAAACCGGGGAGAAAACCGATGCGCTCACCACCGGCTCAGACCCTTTCTCCCACCTGCTGGCCTTCTCCCCCCAAGGAGGGGCTGCATCCTGCTGCCCGGCAACCGAAGCACCCACCACCGGTCTTCCACTGATCACTTCCACCGCCTTCGCCCAGAACTCCCGCGATGAGATCCGGGTGCAGGGCGACGGGGAAATCTGCGGTGCGCTCTCCGCAGAGCCGGGGATGAAGCAGACCACGTATCTGGCCTTCGAGACACGCTTCGCGAGAAACGGGCGGGGTGCCCCATCCGATGTAGTCCCTCCCCTCAAGGCGGAATCGGGATCAACAGGCAAGGGCGACGGGGCCCCCTGCGTTGCCTTCAATTTCAACCAATCCGCGAAAACCCGCTCGATGGGGGAGACGGAGGAACTTTCACCGACGTTACAAACCAATGGGAAGACAGCGGCAGCCACCTCCTCCGCAGTCCGCCGCCTGACCCCGCTGGAGTGCGAGCGCCTCCAGGGCTTTCCCGACAACCACACCCTCCTCCCCGGCAGCTACAAGCCGCGCAAGGGCGAAGACCATGCGGAAACCGTGGCCTACCTGATCGTCCACGGCTTCACGCCGGAGGAGGCGGAGCAGCTTTCCGGCCACCCGGACGGGCCACGCTACAAAGCCTGCGGCAACAGCATGGCCGTGCCGGTCATGCGCTGGCTGGGTAAGCGCATCCAATCTTTCTACAAATCATGAACCCCGCCACCATCACCTACCGCCGCGCTGGCCGCCAAGTCCGCGCAAAGGGCATGATTGTCCGCACCAACCCGGAAACCGGGCTCTTTCGCATCCAACCCGCCCGCCCGCGCTGGAAAGCGATCTGGATATCCGCCCAAGAGATCCAGCAGGGCGGTTCCATTCCCGCTTCTCCTGCCGAATTCCACCATTGCCCCGCAGTCGGGAGAATGGTCGATGGGCTGCGATGGCTTCTTGACAGGAAGGAATCACTCACTCCCACCCACCCATAATCCCATGTTTTTACCCGGCCAACAAGTAGTCTGCATCGATGGTAAATTTTCGCCAAGTCTCTCTCGGTTTTTCCCTAGCCTGCCGCAGGAGGGCAATACCTACGTCATCCGGGATATTATCCCAGGCATCAACCCGAACGGCGGGGAAGGTGAAATCGCCGTCTATCTCCAAGAAATGACCGGATGGATCAATGATTTCGGGATCGAATGTGGCTTCAACGGCGAGCGGTTCGCCCCGCTGGAAACCATCACCGACAAAGCAGAGGAGCGCGAAGTTGCCTTTGCCTGAAAACCTTCCACGATAACCTAAATATGAGCCAATTTAAAACCGACGAATGGGCGAGCCAGCCCGATGATGTTGCCCGCGCCCTGCCGTTTTGCGTAGGCCCCGAGAAATCGACCCTCTCGGATCTGCTGAAATATCCGGAGTTGCTCGACGAGGCTCCGAGCCTTACTCCTGAGCATTACTACCTTCCTGGGCATCGCGCACTTTTCGAGGTGCTGGCGGATCGGATTCGCAACGGCAAAACCATCGAACTCGTCTCGCTGGTTCAGGTTTTGCTCGATACAGGAAAGCTCGATCTGATCGGCGGTCCAGGGTATTTGACTGAACTCTACACCTATTCGCCCGCGACCGGTAATTTTCAGGCGCACATTGAAAATCTCACGAACAAGCTGGCTTGCCGGATGGCCATCCGCTTGGCCAACGAGATTGTCAAGGTCGCGTATTCAGCACCGGAGCCATCGGAGTTGATCGAAATCACCTCAACTCCCATCACCCTCCTGCACGACACGCTGACCGGCTCCCGCCCATCGAACGATACGAAGGCGCTCTTGAAGGCATTCTACGAGGCGTTTCAGGATCGAATTGAAGGGAAATCTCTGCCGCCCGGAATCTCCATTTCTCTGTCGCTGCTGAATCGAATGTTTAGAGGATTACAGAAAGGGCAGGTTTACGTCCTGTCGGCCTATCCTGGTGGTGGTAAAACGACCTTAGCTATGCAGTTGGCCGTCGATGCCTCCTTGGGCGGTGCGAACACCCTCGCTTGCTCGTTAGAGATGTCAGATGCACAACTGATGCAGCGTTGCGTTCCCTACGTTGCGAAAATCCACGGGAAGGCGGTTTCCGATCCGAAAGACTACATGCGAGAGCATGATCTTAATGGGATGCCTAAAAAGATCACGGATGCACTTGGAACCGCGATCCGTAGCATGGTTGTCGCGCCGTTTCAGATCGAGGATTTGATCGGATCAAACGTCCACCAGATCGCGGCCATCATCCGGCGAGCTCACAGGAAGAAGCCGCTCGATGTCGTCGTCGTGGATTTTATCCAGCGGATCACGCCGGCTCCGGAGAAGGCCCGGGAAAATCGGGAGCAACAGCTTTCCCATGCGTCCAATATCCTCGCTAATCTCGCAAATGAGCTTAGGTTTTGCCTAATTCTCCCATCACAGCTCAACAAGGAGGGCGCGGCCAAGCACGCCGAGACGATCAATGAGGATGCAGACTTGCACCTGAAAATCATGCAAGATGCTCAAAAGAACCACCTCGGGATAAAGGTCGAGAAAGACCGACACAACGGGCATTCTGGGAAGACCCTACCTATCGTGCTGGATGCGGAATACCTGCGATTTAAGGAGGTCGATCCGGACACGATCAACGAAGAGGCTCCGTCTAAGAGACCTCGGAAGTCACAAGAGGGGAATAGCTACTGGGACGAGGACTGAACCATGAGCGGCAGCAAAAAAAGATTCACCGTTGCTCCGTTCGCGCATGTGCGGGGCGCTTGCTCATGGTGCGGGACGAAGGACTTGCCGAAAGGTCGGCGGTCGTGGTGCGGCGATGAATGCGTCGACGCCTACCTGATGGTCTCATCATCGGAGCACATCCGCAAGAAGGTTTTCGAGCGCGACAAGGGGATTTGCTCCGCTTGCGGGTGCGATGCTGATCTCGATTACAAGGCGTGGCAGGAAAGACGTAAAGAGGCGCTGCGGCTGGCTGACCGGCTGATCTGGTCGTCTCGATCAAACATGGAATGGCGCGATGGAAAGATGATGGGTTGCGCCGTTCGGGATGATTTAGATCCTGTTGGCTGGAGCAAGGATGGGCGGAAGTTTTCGGATTACATCGCGGCCAAATACGCGGCCGGGCGATGGACCGACGGGAAGCGAAAAAGCGGATGGGATGCTGATCACATCGTGCCAGTTGCGGAGGGCGGTGGCGAGTGCTCGCTGGAAAACTACCGGACGCTATGCCACCCGTGTCACAAGATTGAAACGGCGGCACTTGCCGCTAGGCTAGCCACGAAGAGGAAAGGGCTATGAGCAAGGATTCGGGCTTTGGTGACATCGTTGAAATCGCCATCAAGATCATTGCCGAGGTCACGCAAGGCGGGCACCGCGTCGATCGGTGCGTTTGGGAGGTCGAGCCGAGGATTTATCGGATCATGGTCGATGCTAATTTACCCCATGCAACGCCTGACCCGGTAGGCCAATATACCGCCTACCTGATGGGAGTTCCCTTGAGGATCGTGGATACCCCTGGGAGCGGGATGCTACTGAAAATGGTCAACCTCCAAATGCAGGAGTGACTACCTTCCATCATTCAGCTCCGAGGATTAAGCCGATCAAGCGCCTCGATCAAATCTCTGTTCTGGGCGGATTTCTCGGTCCTGATTTCCTGATTCAAATCCGCAATCTCGTCTCGGTGCGCGTTTCTCTCAACTGCAAATTGAGCTTCCATGACCTCAATCCTCTTGTCTCTTGCATCTGTGCCGCGAGTGGCGGCAACCAGTCACTGAAACCGTAGAGGAGCGCGGAGTTGCCTTTCCCTAAAAACCAAGTTTTTAGGGATTGGATGATGTCGGGCATATTGTTTGTGTTATTTGATCCAGTCTTTCACGGAATGCACGGTCAGGTGGTGGCGGCGCTTGCGATAGACCCCCTGCCCGTCGCGGTCCGCTTCGCTGCCCACTGCTGCGTTGGCGGATGTATTGGCCTCTACGGTGATGAAGGTCTTTCCGTCAAAGCTTTCAAGCAGCCCGGTATGGGCTATCCGTTTCCGGGCTTTGTTCCAGATACCGAAACACTCACCGCCCTTTATTACGGTGGTTTTTGAAACGCGCTGCCCCCCGCGCACATGATCCGGCGACCATGCACTTTTCGGGTAGGGAGATACGTCAAGAGCTTGCTCGCCAACCCAATAATTGAATGCGGCACAATAGGGATATCCGCCTTTTGGGTTCAGTCCGACGCTGGCGATGTATTTCTCCACCTCCCCGTCATTCTTTCCAGTCTTCTCCACGATGCCAACTTGTGTCGAAGCGACGGCAAGGATTTTCTCCCGGTCGGTTTTTGGAACCGGTTCCGGCGCGTGTTTCGGGATCGCCTTTAGTGAGGCGAAGGCGACAACAAGCATTGCGATGGTTTTCATATCAGAGAAGTGCCGCAAGTATCATTCCGCCGCCCATGATTACAGCCCACAATGAGCCAAAAAACAAGGAGAGGCGCACGGCTGGCGATGTGTTGAAAAAGTCGTGGAGGAAACCCTCCTTTTGGTCAAACCAGTTATCAATCGCAGATGGAAAGCAGAACCTCCAAAGCACCCAAAAGAGAATCACGAATGCAACAATGCCAACCACCGCAAGGGCAATGAATGACACAACGCCAAAATCAAGCGATGCGGCGGTTGGGTCAACTTCACGGGCGCATCCACCGAAATTGGCGAATGCCACAAGCAATACAATTCCAATCAGGATTTCGTTTTTCATTGACCAAAGCCATTTTGCTCCGGGTATATTTAATAGTGATTTCATTTTGTTTGTTTCTGTTTGTTTCTGTTTGTTTTTGTTTATTAGGGTTTGGATTCCAACTGTTGCACACGTTGCTTCAGGTAGTCAATGGATGAGTTATGCCCATCCACATCCCGTCGAAGTTGCTTTGTGTCACCCGCTACATCGGCCAAAACGGTGAGAGAAGCGGTTTGAACTAATTGCAAATTTGCAATTTGTTTCTGTTCCTTTTTTAGATCATTGAGGTCATCGGGAAGCGTGCGGAGCGGAGCGATGAACCATATCCCTGTCGCCACCATCCCAAACAGTGTTGTTAGGGCTAGGGCAGAGTTGAGATTGAATCCGGCGGATGTCATTCGTTGGCGGGTAGTCATGGTATGATCGTTTTCTTTGTGAATTTTGCGACGGCGAGGAGGACGAGCAAAAGGAAGGCGAGGATTGCACCTGCCCATATCATGGTTTTCACGCCTTTGCCTAAAGCGGCGTTGTCGGACTGCTTGGCCATGTGGATTTTGATTTTCTCGACTCCCTTGTCCTGATTCTTGGCTGAGGCTTCGAGGTTGCCCATGCCTTCATCGGCAGTGCGCTGGAGTGCTTGCGCGGCAGTGGAATGTTTCATCGTGCCATCGGCAGCGGCTTCTGCGAACATGTTGCGTGTGCGGACTTCTGTTAGCATATCCCACTGCTTTTGCCATGCGTCCGGCTCTGCGGAGGTGGCCCGCATTGAGTCGGCATGGGAGAGCGCATCATTGATTCCCATGCTTACATCCTTGACCTGCTTTGCAATATCCTCCACGCCGCTATGCACCCGCTTGGATGCCTCGCCTGCCGCCCTGACATCCGCCCGCGCCGTTGCAACCGCAGGGGCGATAGGCTCAACGACGATTGCCTTCGGCACGCAGGATGCGAGGGCGAGGCAGAGGATGGCAGCCAGGCATTTCATGGTGGTTTTAGAATGCTGCGAGCAGCCCCCGGATGGCTTCCCGTTGCGCGGTTGTGAGCGTCACTTTGCAGAAAAATTGCACGATCCACGATCCGGTGAGCGTTGCGGATGGTGTGGTGTTATATGAGCCGGAAATATACAACCTGTCGTTGGTTGCGTAGCCCGTTGCGGCGGGCGTGAAAACCTGTGATCCGTTAGAGAGGTTCATCGTAACTTCTGAATCGTTTTTCCAGATTCCTGCCGTGCTCCCGAATGTGCCGAATTTGCAAACTTCCGTGAAGTCCTCGTTAGCTGTCCAAGTAAATGTTGAGCTGCCTGTCCGATCGCCGCCGCCTCCGTCCTCTTGATAAGTCGTATAGGTTTCTCCGGATAAAACCGCCGTTGAAGTGACAGATACTAAAAAGCGTCTGGTAGAAGAATCCCCGAACCACCAACGGATGAAAAACCCGCCGTCTGGCGATGATGCGTCTTTGGGCTTGAAGCGCGTCATCACGAACCCTTCTGAGAGAGCCTGAAACCCCGGTAGGTCCATGTAGGCATACCGCCCCGCGCCGTTGAAATTCATGTCTGCCGCTGCCCATGGTGGTGAGCCGACAAGGACGATGTTGTTAGTTGTCCATCCGCCGAGGCAGTTGACGGTCGAGCCTGATCCGTTCGCCTGCGCGGATTTGAAGCTCCCCCACCGCGAATGCTGGTAGAGGGACTGGGATTTTAGATAGGCAGTTAAAGCATTGTGCGCCGCCAAATCCGTCGCGCCCGATGCCGATGCGAAAGCCTGCACATCTGCGTCCAGTGCATTTGCAAACATCATATTACGGGCGGCGAACATTAGAGAGCTTCGAGGGCTGCGGTTTCGGCTTTGAGAGCCTCGATCTTGGCGAGTCGTTCAAGCCTGAGCTTTTCAGTTGCTGGAGTCAGAAACTCTGCGGCAAGGGCTTCGTATTGGGCGGCTTCACCGGATTGCAGGACGGTGGTAACCTTGGCTTCCATGGCGGTTTGGTATGCTTGTAGCGCGGTAAGCCGATCCTTGGTTTCAGCAAGCTCGGCGGCAATTTCTCCAATGCGGGCGGTTGCTTGATCTAGGCGGGATTGATACTCGGTTGCGGTTTCGATTAGGTTCATTTTGTTATGGGGTAATGGTTGTGTCGGTTATGGGGTGATATTTGGGAGAACTGAGGCATACCACATTGAGCCGTCTGCCACGAATGAAATAATATCCATTCTGCCTGCGGTCGCAGTGATCGTCGGAGCGGTGTCGCCTGAGAATTTAACGCCCGTGAAAGTCGCTGTTCCGTTTCCGGTTGCGGCGGCTTGTTTGAGGTAAAGGGTAAAAAACTTGCCAGCGGTGGCGGGCGGCATCGTGAAGGTGCAGGCGGTCGAGGCTGTTAGAGTGGCCGTCAGCACGGTTCCTGAAGTGATTGCGAGCGTGTGGGATGAGACAACCGTCCCGATCGCGACGACTCCCTCGGTAATGGCCTGGGTGGATACCTCTCCGCTAAAAGCCTGCGCCCCGGTGAACGTCTCGCCGTCCCATGTCCCTGCACCGACTGTGATGTTTCCGGTCAGCGTGGTGTCCCCGTTGTTGGCGATGACGAATTTCCCGTTGCCGAAATTCGCATGATTGCCTTCTTCGCTGAAGCCGTAGATGCCGTTGCCGGAGTCGCTGTAGCCGAAGATGCCGTTGCCGGAGTCGCTGTCGCCGAAGATGGCGGTGCCGGAGTCGCTGTAGCCGTAGATGGAGGTGCCGGAGCTGCTGGAGAACGAGGCACCACCATCAATATCTCTTTTTACGATTGTATCACCCGTCGCGGATGATGTCGCGTCCGAGATCTGCGCGGAGAGCAGTCCTGTTAGACCGGAACCATCGCCATCGGGCTGGAGTGCTGATGTAGCTAGATCACCCTGCGCTGCGGTGGCCGCTCCGATGCTGGCCGGGGTGATGGCGGCTATGAGCGCGGCGACCTCTGCGGTGTCTAGGGTGGTCTCGATCCAGAGGGCGGCTCCGGTGGTGGAGTCTGTGCATCTCCATGCTTCGTCGTTTGTGGTGTCGATCCAGATGGAGCCGATTTCGTAGCCTGCGGCTGCGTCGTCTGTGACGGTGGGGGCTGCGGTGGCGGCGTAGTTGTTGAGGGATGGGAGGGCGTTGACCCGCGTATTGATCGCGTCGAGATCGACCGCTCCGCTAACGGTGATGAAATCGGTCTTGGCTGTGACCGCATCCAGGTTGCCCTGCACAGTTGCCGCCGCACCCGCTGTCTCTGCTCCGATGCTGGCGGGGGTGATATCCTCGATTAGGGCGTTGATTTCACCAAGGCCGATGAGCTGGTCGTCATAAATGGTGAAGTCAAAGACTCCTGCTCCTTCATCGGTCACAGTGAATATGACGTAGTGGCCGGAGGCTACCGTAAGTAAGTTGGTGTTTGAGGGGTCGCGGATAACTAAGGGGAATGAGGCGGCGTTGAAAATCTCCACCCTGGTAGTGAGGGTCTCGCTCTGGGCGATTGTGAGCATGAGCATGATCTCAGCCCCTCCCACGTAGATGTGTCGGGTGTCGTCCACGATGTCGGCGGCAGTGCTGATTAGGGCGACTGCTCCGATATCTGTTAGCACCTGAGCGGGTGTCCGTTGCTCAATCCCTCCCGCTGCCGCGACTCGGAGCATGTTCAGGGCTGTCAGTCCGGTGGTTTGGAGTCCGGAGGTTTGCGTGGTTGCGCTCAACGTGTTTCCAGTCAGCGCCAAGCCTGTTCCGATCTCGATCTCCTCACCCAAACCCTCACCAGCAGAGTGACGACCAAAGATTACGCCGGTCTTCGATGCCCAGATGTAGCTGACGGCATTTGCAAAGGTTTGGATTACGCGGCTGCGGATGTTCATAAGTGATTAGCAGTTGGAGGTTGGGATCACACCGGTAAGCGGGATGCTGAATGAAATGCTGAAAGCGATGTTTGCCCGCTCCGTAGATGTCCTGGACGTTAGGTTCTTGGAATCAACTTGGCGATCTGAATTTGATTCCCGCAAAGAAGAACTCTTCTTTTTGCCGATTGAATTCCCGGTTGACTCAAGGTTGCGCTCGTTGCGGCTCTCATCCTGAGAGGTTTTGGTCGCCGTGGTTTTATCGGATCCCGTTTTGATGGAGCCGATAACCTGATTATAGGTCTGACCTCCTGAATTCTCGGTTCTGCTGGTGAGTTCTGGTGACATTTTGATTTAGTCCCCGAAATTGCGTTGATTTGAAACTTCGGTTTGGACGTGCTTGTTTTCGCTGCGGTCGTTATCTTCGCTGGATCTGGTTCCGCTATCCGAACCTGCTCCTTTCCTGGTGTCGGTGGAGAATCCTCCCTGCTTTTCGGCGGTTTCCTGATTGTCGGTGGCCTCGCCTTTGTCGGTGGATGTTTCTTTTCCGGTGGTAAGTCCGCTCTCGCTGTTTTCGCCTTTCTCGGTGCTTACCGATTCGAGCGCCTGCCATCCTGATGGCGCGATTACGATCATCTGGAAGTCGATTTTTTCAGGCAGCTCAACCTGATGATTTCCGTTTTTCCGAGCGATCGCCACGGAGTCGTAAACCGCCTGAATGGTGGCCGCCGTGTGGGCGGCGAGGTCTTCGAGTTGGACTACATTGATCATGGGTTAGAATCCGTAAGGGGTTCCGACTTCGTTGGAAGGCGTTGCGTAGGTGTCTGATGGCGACAAGGCGCGGAATTTTGCAATCGCCTTGTCGCTGGCCGTGACCGCCGAGGCTTTGGTCTGCTTATCTCTCCAAAGCTCGGATGTTGTCAGTATCCCCCTGGCGACCGGGAGAAGGTAGGATTCGACCCATTCCTCACGGACTGGCAGTTTTGTCCCCGTGGTGAGCAAATCGGCAAACTTGATCCGGGTTGGGGCAAGCGAAACATCGGCCTCGAAGCGATACGTTTTTTCCGGCATCGGGTGAAACCTGATCACGGCTGGGTTTGTCGAATTCCGGTTCCCGGCATTTCCTTCCACCCAATAAATCGTTGGTCGTCCGGTATCCTTCTTTTTGAACCGGCTGCCGCGCAATCGACTTTGGGTGATTTCTTTTCCTTCCCCGAGGATAACCGGATCGCTGATGATTTCCAGATACGGTTCGGGCAGCAGGAGTGAATCGGAGTAAATCGTCGCCCCTACGGTTGCTGTCGCTCCGGTGTAGGGGTGAAGCAGCGTATTGCCTCCGGTGATCTGGTTGTCGATGTCGTCGCCTTCGATTCGGATCGTCTTGGCGTAATCGGTGACCGGGAAATTGTTTCCGGCGATTTCCACCGATCCGTTTGTCACATCAAAGACCAAAGCCCTTGGGGCGGCTAGGAAGAATGATCCTACGGTGGTTTTGCTCTTTGATCCCGAGAGGGAATCAATTTGCTGAATCGCCCCGTTGGTGGCATCCAGTATTTCAAGCCGCGCGTCTGCGGTCAGGTCGTTGGGGCTGCTGACGTTCAGATCCCGAACCAATCGGGCGAGGAAGGAAATTGCGTTCATTTCGGTGTCTCCTCCCGTTTATTGCGGTTGTCTCCGGCATTTCCGGGAAGCGGATCAGCAAGGCCAAGCGAGATCGATGCACGCTGGTATTCCCGGTCGATGGTAGGCTTGAGCTCCTGCTGGCGGAAAAGGTAGTATGAGGAGGCGAGATACTTTGCGATGGGCAAAAGTAGCGTTTCGACATACCTGTGCGGGATCGGGATCACCGGGCAGGTAATCAGATCATCAGACCTAAATCGCGGAGCCTCCTTCACGACGTTGAGAAGGAAGCTGACGCTTGCTCCGACAACAGCTGGAGTGACGTGCAGGACGCATTTCGCGGGATCTACCCCGGATTGGGTCATGCGCTCGACGTGATACGCCAGCGGCTCGGTGGTGGTTTCCCCGTCCAGGTAAAGATCGGAAAAAGTCTCAATCTCTCCGATGGTGCCGATTGGAACAAGCGGGCGGCGGTTATCCGCCCTACGGCACGGGCCGATCACGTTTTGGATGTCGTCGGCAAGATCAATCGAGGATTCGCCATCCGCCAAGGTCAGGGTGAGCGTTTCGTTCGCCCAGTAGTCCCGCCCCTCGGCGTTATTCCAAACCATTTGCATCGCCGCATTCAAATCGTTGAGAGCACGATCACGCGCAAAGTCAGGGGCGGATTTCCGGCAAAACATTCCCCACATGGACAGGATTTCATCCACGACCTGGCAGACCGACATTCCCAGAAGATCGCTCGCTCCGGCGAGGTCAAGATATGCCTCCATTCTGGACTCGAACCTAGCTGAAATATCCCTTGTTCTTGCGACCGAAAGCGGAACCACGGCGCTGAATCCACTCGCGAAATTTGCTGAAATATCCCTTGTTCTTGCGACCGAAAGCGGAACCACGGCGCTGAATCCGTTTGTGAAATTGGCCGAGATGAAAATGCCCCGACTGACCGAAAGCGGAACCACGGCGCTGAATCCGTTTGTGAAATTGGCCGAGATGAAAATGCCCCGACTGACCGAAAGCGGAACCGCAGCGCTTAATCCGTTTGCGAAATTCCCGGAAACCCGTTGGGAGCGGGATACCGACATAGGAACTGCCGCCGATAGCGATGATGCAAAAACAGCCGTAATCACGACGCGACCGATCGACAACGGAATCACGGCGCTAACGCTGGCTCCGAGAGTTGAGCTGATAGCTTGGTTGGCCACGATTTTAGATTATTGTAGGGAGATCGACAATGCGCCGGCGGCTAGGGTTACATCATCCCCATTCAGAGCCGTTCTTGATGCGGCGACGGTTCCGACGAAGAGCATGTTTCCGGTCGAGACATCATCCCAAAGGCCGAGATGCGTGAGGATTGCCGTTCCGGAGGCCACGCTGGCGTTGAAGCTCTCAATACTGGTGTTTGCCGCCACTCCACCGGAAGAGGCATCAAAGGCCGTCGCTGACCGGGCGTAGCCTGAATCAGCCCATTCGGTGAGCACGTCCCCGACGAGGGCGGTTCCAAGCCCGACGAACAACGATGGCATCGTGTATGCCGACGCCCCGAACATCAGATCCAACAGCTTGCGTTGCGCGTAGGGGGTGAGCCCTCCCGCCGCAATGTTGCTGATCGTGATTGCAATTCCACCGGATGCGACACTTGGCCGGTCATTGATTGCCACCGTCCTTTGTGTCGATAAGGCACCGTGTGAGATCATGTTGGTTCCGCTGGTGGCCGCCACATCGTAGATCGCCCAATGGGTGACAGTCCCCCACGCGGCAGTCGCTTGCGGGAAGGTGAATGTCGCGCCGTTCACCTTTGTTGGCGTCCCTGAAACCGCGCACTCAGGAAAGTTGGTCAGGTTATTTAGGATTGCGACACGGGCATAGCTTCCTCCGCTTACCTCATTGCCGACTCCGGACTCGCCGGGATCTGCCGTGAAGAGGCCAAGGTAAAGGGTTCCCGCAGGAGTGTAAGCTCCCGTCCCGAGGATGTGATCGAGAAGCTCATTCTCGGCATAATCTGATAAAACGCTCATGGTGGTGGTGTGATTGGTTGGAGTTTGTCAGGAACCGATTACTTGGACTCTTGGAAAGCGGCCTTCTTCATGCCGTATTTCGACTCGAAGGATTTCCAGTGGAGGTTGTCGAGGTCGTCCTGCTCTTCGGCGGTGAACTTGGAAGCAGGCTCCTCGGAGGTATCCGTTTTTACCTGAAACGCTTCGTTGGTGTCAGGAGTTTCCGGATCATCGGCCTTAAAGGTTCCGTCGTCCTCGCGGGCGCGTTCAAGCTCCTCCTCGGCAGGCTCCTCGGCAGGCTCCTCGGCAGGCTCCTCGGCGGCAGCCCTTGCGGCGGCGGCGACCGCTTCCTTGGTTGCTGCCTTCCTGATGTTTTCAGCAAGCTCCTCAGCGGCTGCGGCAGACTCCACGGCGTCGGCGGACTCCTCGGCGGTCAGGGCTTGCGGACAGAAGGCGAATCCCTCGGAATTGTAATCCGGCGAGAAAACATTTTTTGACGCTTCGTTGAATTCATCAAACGTCAAGGGGCGTCCCAGGTAGAGGTATTTCCCGAATTTCTCAGACCATTTAAAATCGTCGAGGCGAGGGAACTGATACTGGCTCAAGCGGGTTGAGATGAAGACGATGAATAGGAGAATTTGTGTCTTTGGATTGCTCATAAAATTGGTGGTTTCGTAGAAAGAAAAGGGAGGCAGGCGGGAGCGCGGAGGCTCCCGCCTGCGGGTTGTTGCGTAAGGGGAGCCGATTAGGCTCGGGTCGGCAGTTTGATTCCAGGGTAGGAGATCGCGTGACGAATACGCAGGGCGCTGGTAACGCGGTCTTTCCGGTCAACCTTGAAGGATTGGCCGAAGATCGAGGTGATGTAGCGGTCTGTGACGAACTTCCCGTTAAGCCTTTCAACGGTGTGATCGGCACGGAGGCTGCCATAGCCGCGAAGGATCGCGCTGCGAGCCATCACGATGGTGTCACCGATCGGCACCGCGAAGGAGTTGACCGGGATGATCATCGATCCGAGCGGATGCGCGGTGGTGTTCAGCGCGGCGTCGTAAACGACTCCGCCAACGGTGGTGTTCTGGACTCCAGCGACAGTTGCACCGAGGTGGATCGTGCTGGTGATCTTGTTGCCATCGTTGCCGCCGGTGTAGCCATACATCCCCCACTTGCCCGCATCCGCACCCGTGAGGTTGTAGATGACGAAGTATTTGGTGAGTGCCGCCTCGGGGGTGATCGCTCCGGTATCGACAAAGCTGTAAGGCGCTCCGGCGAAGTATTGGAAGAAATCAGCTTCCGCGTGGTCGTCCGCATTGCCGCCGCCGTAAACGACCCGTGCGGTGGTGCCAGCCGTGAGGGCGGCATTGCCGAGGAACGCTTGTGGGTTAATGAACGATCCCATCGGCCCTACACCATCATGGATGATTGGGTTGTAGGGAACGATCGTATGGCCATCGATCGAAGGATAGCCACCCGCGAAGATGGTGTTTCCTGCACCGCGCTTGTCGCCGTTTTGCAGAACCGTCTGCCATCCGGAATCCAACTTGAATCCCATCAGCGCCGTAGTGGACGAAATGAAGGATTGCGAGTAGATCGGGGACTTCGATCCGCGCTTGGCGATGTTTGCCGGGAGGCCGCCGAGCGGAAGCAAGGTATGGCCAGCGGTCACAGCCTCCTGCCAGCGGAAGATGTCGGCGGACTTGAGGGTGTCGAGCGTTTTTCCGCCTGCGAAGACGACGTTTGCCTCGGGCAGCTTGTGGAAGAACAGCGCGAAAACCTCCTTGGTCTTCTCGCGTCCGAGCCACTTGCCGAGCTCGACGTTCACGCCGCTCTCGATGTCGCCCTTCATACCCAGGATCTCTTCCATGCGCTTGTTCGTACGAACCGCGTTGCGGATGAAGTCGATCTTGAGCTTGAAGTTGCCCTGGCGGATGGTTTCGAAGTCACCCGAGTTTTCGAAAAGTGCGTCCCCCCGCTTCCCTTTTCCGTAGAAACCGGATTGGGTCGTGAAGTTCATGATTGATCCCTGGCCTTTGGAAAGGTCGGTTTGCGACCAGATGTGGCCGGTTTCGGATCGTGACTCCATCTCCATGAAGAAGTCTTCGTTCTGCTCTGCGAGCATCGCGCCCTTTCTCCAGAGCTGGCGGATGTTTGCTGCGTTCCCCAGAGGGGTTGTTCCCAGCGTTGTAGCTGTGTTTGGTGATACTTGGTCGTAGGCCATAATGGTGGTTCGTTAGATGTTGGTGGTTGAGCCTCTTTTGAGGCGGATTCACCGACTAACTGACCAATGGCGCTCTACGAGAAATCCAGCCTATCCTGCGCGTCCTACGAGTCGTTCGTAGTCATCCAGCGATTCAAGACCATCAATCTTCGCTTCGAGCCCTTGGGGGTTGTCGGCGGCGGTTGAGCGAGCGTTTCCGCTTGCGGGTTTCATCGTGGTGACGTTTTTTGCGAGTTTCCGAGCAGGCTGGGTGGCTGTTTGAGCCATCAGGGTTCCTGTCTCCCTTGCTGCTTGGCGGCCAATATCCCAGAGTTTTGTCGGCGAATTAAAAACGGGGTCGCCGTTCTTTTTTGCCAAAGCATCAAGCTCTTGGGCTCGCTTGTAGATCGCTGACTTGGGATCGTTGAGGCCCGGATATGCGCTGATCGCTTTCGCGGAGCTTTCATTCCATTCCTTTTCCGCCGCGTCGGCATGGGATCGCTGGGCTTGCGCCTCGCTGACCTTCAACGCTTCCGCTTCCTTTGCCAGCTTGCGAAGCTCCTGTTTGATTTCAACCTGGCGATCCACATCGATAAGTCGAATGGCATCCAGTTCTTCCTCTTCAAGTTCTTCGATCCTTGTGCGAGTCTCGTCGTAAGTAGATTTCGGCTGATCGGACTCCTGATTGCTAGTTCCCTCCGTTTTTGAGGCTGGGGGTTGATCCCCGGAGTAAATGCGGGAAGCCTCGACCAAGCTGACGCCTTTCGCTTTCGCGATGGCGGCCACGGCCTTGTCCTCCTCGTTTTTGAACCTGAAACGGTCGCTCGTCTTTGCAGCGGGCTCCTCTTCGGGTTCCTCCTCCTCTTCGGATTCATCAGAATCATCCTGCTCCTCTTCCTCTTGGGAATCCTCGTCGGGATCGGGAGTCGCATTTTCCCTGTCGTACTTCTCGTCGGCGGTTTCTTCGTCGTCGTCGGCGTCGGATTGCTCCTGAGTGCCTTCTTCGTCGTTTACCCCACTGAGAGTTCCCTTCAGTGCTTCGATCTCATCCTCGTATTTTTCGAGCTCGGAGATTTCTTCGTCACCACTATTTGTGGAATTCATCACATCCAAAGGATCGATGACCGTCGTTGTGGCGGCTTCTTGAGCCGGATCGGCTTGCGCCTGACCTGTATCGTTTTGTGCCATGTGGCCTTGAATTCAGCAAAACCTAATCGTCTTGTCAAGCTGCTTATCGCCTGTTACTGATTATTCATGAGTGGATCACTTCCTCCAGGGATAGGCGAAAGAAACAAGATGGAAAGGCGAATCGCGTCCTTGGAGCGATTCATTGGACAGTTCAGGGTTAGCCGGATCTTTGCCCGCAGCCAATTCGGGAAAACCCGGCAATACGAGATTCTGGCACGGGAAGGAAGATTCAAGAAATTCAGCGAACTCGCCGCCGGTCCGTTTCTCCTGTCTGTGGCACCAGTCGAAGAATCCTACGAGTGGCAGGTTGCCATCTATGGAAGCAGCGTTCTGGATGGCACAAACGGAGAAAACCTTGTTCCGGAGACGCTTGGCCTCTTTGGAGTTCCCCAAAGAATCAGCGCTACGAAAAATATCGTTTTGTCGGCGGCGATTGACAAAGACCTCGCGGCCTCCGACTGGAAACTGGAAACCATGGATGATCCGGATGAGATCATCATGGATGAGACTTCTGGCCGTCAAACCAAGCTGAGGCTCCTCATCGGGACGATTCACTTTGATGACGAAGTGGCGTCCGCCAAGCAGCTTATTTTCACCGGACAGCGCCTCACTTACGGCTTCCTCAACGGGAAGCTGGTGAGAGTCTTCGAGTCAGCCCCATCACACCCGGATTCAATAGATGTCTGAACGAATTACATTCAGGGGCAGGGGCAGGGGCTGCGTGGTGAGCGACGGTGCTGAGCCTATGGCGGCGGTGTCCATCACCGAGCCGAGGGTGAAGTTTATCAAAGGCTGGCTGACTGGCGGGGTAGATCCCGGCGACGGCAGTGTGGAGTGTGGGGATCGGAAACCTCATTGCCTGGAGGTGACATTATCCCAACTCGAAGAGTTGGCCTACCGTGTAAGGGACGCCCAGCTCACAACAGGCGGATTCACCGCCAATTATTTGCGCACCACGCCGGTCTTTAGTCACTCTGTCACCGACGACACCACGATGACATTCAATATCGGCGGGGGGGCGCTTCCAGAGCCGCTCGTTCACATCACGGAGTTCCCCCACACCTCCCTAGCAGGGAATCCTGAGACTGGGTCGAACAGAATTATCCGGGGCAACCAGACACCCACCTTCAGCACACTGCACCAAGATTACGACGAAGAAGGGAACCCCCTCCCCGAGCATTACGTCGAAGAGCCCAACGGGACGGGTAAGCTCGAGGTTTCACCCCTCAACCCGGCATGGTTCGGAGCGCGTTACGAGGCCGATCCTTCCGGCTTGCGCGGACTGGCAGCCCGAGACCCTATCAGTGAGCTTGCGCTGTGGAACCGCATGCCGGATTACGGATTATTCTTGGGTTCAGGTTTCGACCACTCCATCTTTTCGAGTTTCTCGGCTGGCGAAAGCAACCCTGTTGCATCTCTCTACGCGGTATACGGGGAGGGGGATATGGAGGGGAGGGACAGCCTTGGTTTCTCGGAGTCCTTCCATCTATTCGACCAGGCGGACGCAAAGCTGGATCTGGATCTGCGCTTTGTTGCTTACGTGGATGTTACAGGTTCAGGGCGCCCTTTGGATCCGGGCAACAGGCTTTTTATCTCGGCACATTTCCTCGCACATTTGGATATACCCGGCTACTGGAACACCCCTGACTTGGTCACTGTGCAGAGCACCCGATATTCCACGTACAACGACATCAGCGCACCGGTTATCAACCTGAAGTTGAAGTTCTCCGGAGAAAACAACTTTGCTTCCTGCCGTGTGCATCCTTGGTCATTCTCCTCCGACTACATAACCATCTCCAACGTCACCGACTTTGT